TTGGTTTCGGGATGCACCGAGTAGACGCCGACAATGGTGAACACGTCACCAAGCGCCAGAGTGCCGGTGCCCGCCGTGACTGCCACGGTGGCCGATCCGCTGGTGATGCCAGTCGAGGTGTTGACGACATAGGCGGCATCCTCGCCGCCAGTCGTATGGTTTGACCAAAGCGTGTTTTCGACGAAGTCGAAGCCTGCGGCCCGGCCCATGTAGCCCTCGCGGTACTGCTTGGAGAGCTGCGCCTGGTCGTTGAACAGCGTCTTGGTGTCGCTGACAACGTCAACCATATCCTGAGAGGACAGGTTGGCCGTGCGGTCTCCGGACGGGGCAAGCCCGCGCTGCATCAGCACGCGGCCATTAAGCACATCGGCATAGGACGCCGCCGAACCCCAGACGGAGTTGTAAACGTCGTCATACATCGACATGGCATCGGCCTCGATGCTTGCCGCGAGCACGGACATGGCAGGGTCGATGATGCGCTTGCTGAAGTCGTCAATCGACATCGTCAGTTCGGCAGTCGAGAAGTTCATGCCAACGTGCTTCTGGGTCGCAACCGTGAGCGTCTGACTGGTCTCGGCCACGTCCTGCGTGTTGAGAGCCTTGCCGGTCGTCACGGTATACTGGTTCGGCATCCTGATTTTCAGGGAGTCACCGATCTTCGCGCCTTCGTTGGCAAACCTGTCATCATACTGACGGTCGATTGAGCCGACGAAGTTCAGCTTCTGGTGCAGGACGCGGATTGCCTCGCGCGTCACCGCCGTAGGGGTGAGAATGCTATTCGACATTGTGTTTATCCATCTATGGGAAGGTCAACGTCTCTCGACGTGGACACTCGCTATCTGCGGTTTTGCGCCTGCGCGTTTCGACGCTTTATCCACTCTTCAGCGGACAGCTTGTCGTCGAGGCCACGGATCGCAGGGGTCGCCCCCTTGATGCTCGCGGCGGGCTTGATCGCCTGCTTCGCCTCGATTTTCTTCGCAGTCGCGGTTTTCTCGCGCAGCCTCCGGCCCTCCATCGCATCGTGCAAAAGCATGAGGACTTCGGGCTTGTCAGCAATCGCCCCGGCCAACTCATCGTTGCTCAGGCGATACGCGGTTCGGGCGTAATCAAGGGTGGCTTGCGCCGTTTCCCTGCCCCACCCCGGAATGTTCGTTGATGCGAAGCGGTCCGCTTCTTCCAGGCGCTTGGCAGTTTCCTGCTGCGCGATGGAGTGCTTGGCTTCACCGGCCTTGTGGTACTCTGCAACAGCGGCGGCCTGCTGCTGTTGCAACTGGGTTATCTCCCATCGGGCCTTGTTGGCCTCATTGGGGTCCATCTGGTCCCATGCATCCCAGTCGATGTTCTCGTATTGCTTGATTTGCGCCGCCACCATGGCGACCTGCGCCATAGCCTGAGTTTCCTCCTGGCTGACTGCCGTGATCCGCTCGATTGCCGCGTCCACCTGCTTGCGGTGTTCGGCCAGTTCCTGCGTCTTGCGGGTGTAATCCGATTGGCGAAGAAGCGCGTCCTTGATGTCCTTGGGGACGCGGTATTTCTTGCCCTCAAATTCCACCTCGTCGGTATCGTCCTCTGGCTCGGTTTCCTCTTCAGGATTGTCCTCGCCTTCAGTCTCAAGTAATTCGTCGCCGTCGATCTCGGTGCCGGCGGTTTCGGGTTCCAGCGGTTCGGCCAGATTGTCCGTGTCATCGATCATGGGTTGCTTACTCGATTAGCCTACTGTCTCGCGACGTTGGCGGTTCAGCCGAGTCCCTCCGTCATGTAGGGGTTGCTCGGTTGCGCGGTTTCCCGCGCCATGTTCACGGCGGCAGCGTTTTGTCGGTCCTGCTGACGTGCAACAACTTCAGCGGCCTTGATGTCCGCTTCCTTGTCTTTGATATCCAGTTCGCGGGACTTCAGCGCATATTGCGCCTTCAGTTCGCGGTTTTCCTGCGCCAGTTGCGCGGCCTGCTGCTGCATCTGCTGCATCTGCGCTTGCATCTGCGCTACGGCTGCCTGCTGCTGCTGATCAGGGCCTTGATCTCCACCCTGTTCCAACTTGTCAGCCGCCTCTTCGGCACCCGGCCAGTCCGAGTTGCGCAGATACATCGGCCCCAGCACCGGGGCCGCGTCGGGATAGGCGCGGATGACTTCGACAATCTCGGCCTGTGCCAGCTCGCGCTGCGTTCCAAAAGACGGCCCTGCCTTGACGACAAGGTCATACTTGCCCGCCGCGATGTCATAGACGCGCGAGAAATTCGGACCACCCTGTGCCTGCTGTTCCTGCGGCGGCGCACCCGGCGCTAGTTGCACCGACTGCGGCTCCATGTCCTGCCCAAGGACGCGGATCATGCGCTCCGACGAATAGACCTTGGGAATCATGTCGATCAGGATGCGCCCAGCATGGCGGATCGAGCGCGTCAGGTTGTCGATGAAGTGGAACGTGCCAATATCGCCCTGACGCTGACGTTGGCGGATGGCAACGCCACTGGTTTCGTTCGACTGCGCGCCCAGCGATGGGTCATACAGGCCGATGATGGCCTTCATGTCGTCGACCGCGACTGCGGCTTGCTGCATCTCACCAACAGGCACGCCGACGAACGGTTGCCGTTGCGGCGCTACCGGACCGTCATACTCGATATATGGATGGCTCGCGACGTTGGCCGTGGACCACTTCTCCACGTCCGTATTGAACGCACCGACCGGGCCGATGAAGGGTATTTTGGGCGCGAGGGCGACGTTTTCCGCACCGCCAGAACGCCAGTAGTTGTTCTCTCGCTGTGTGTCCTTGGCATCAACGATCAGCGAGCGGAAATACCGCTTGCCCTCGACGACCACTTCTTCGCCATAAACCGGGACAATCGGGATATAGCGGCCCGGCCACTCCACCGTTTCCAGCACTTCCGCGCCGGTCATGATGTATTGCGTCACCTTCTTGCGCTTGACATCGCGCGGCTCGCCGACCGGGTAAATGCCTTGCGCCGTCAGTTCTTCCGCGCGATCTTCGAGCCCTTCCATCGGGACTGTCGTTCCGTCCGAAAGCGCGACGATCTGGCCGTCAACCTCTTCGCGGTGCCAGTATTCCGCGATCATGACGTAGTCGCCGTCACGCCACGGGGCAGAAAGAGCCTTGTAGTCGTCCCAGTCTACCTTGTCCGCGCCCTTGTAACGTGCCTCGAATTCATCCTTGTGCAGGTGTTTGACGATGAAACAGCAATTCCAGTCACTGCCGTCCACACTCTCCGCGTCGGGGTCTTCATGGACCGAGAGCGGGTCGATTATGCGCTCGAACGCAATATCCAGATCGTCGCTGTCATCGCTCGTATAGGCGGTATTGATGCGAAAATAGCCGAAACCGCCCGAAACCGCGTTGTCAACCGCTGTGTCATAGGCAACGTCCGCGTCGCTCGAAACCTCGATGTTGCGGATCAGTCCGCTGATAATCTCCGCCGTGTCAGGATCGGCCTTGCTGTCTGCCGGAATAATCGTGATCGAAGGCCGGTTCTGCCGCGCGCCGTTCACCACCTGCCGAATGAACGATGGCATCCGATTGATGGTCAGGCACGGGCGAATGTCTTTCTCGCGGATTTTCCTGATCGTCTCGGGCCACTGCTCGCCCAGACGGGCAAAGCGCGTATCGTCAAGCCATGACTCGCGGTTGTGTTCACCCTTTTCAGCGGCGCGGGCGAACTTGTCGCGCGCAGCCGTGAGGAAGTCGTCGCGGGCTACATCATCCATCCGCCCGCCCCCTGATACCTGTCGCCGCGCTCAGCACGCTTAATCATCGGCTCTGTGTAGTGAACCGCCATCAATCCGAATGCGTCGGCACCATGGCTGGCCCAGTCATGCTCAGGGCCAAGCCCGATGCCGCGCGCATCGTCGCGCTTTTCGTGATACCAGCCCAACGCATTGAGGCCTGGCTTCGTCTTCATCTCGTTAAACCAGATGCGAGAGAACAACCGGCGCACCGCCTCGATCCGCTGCGTTGCCGCACCAGCGCCCTGATTTTTGACAACCTCGGTTGAAAATCCCGCCTGCTTCAGCGCGCCGTCGTAAGACACGCTGAACACACGGTCATGCGTGACGCCATCATGCGGCAAGACACACAACGCCGATCCATAACCGTTCGCCCGCAGCCACTCGACATGCGCGGCAAGCGGTTGTCCTACCGCCTCGTAATAATCCAGCACCCTGATCTCGCGGCCTATGAACTGCGCGATCCAGATAGAACATGCATCAGCCTTGGCACCGGTCCCGCCAATGTCCCAATAGGCGCGATACGTCATCAGCGGGTCTGCGGCGACGTTACCAATTCGGCCCTCTGTT